AAACTTATAGGAGTTGACAATAATAGTTCTATAACAGCTCTCCAGTTAGATATGGGTGACGCTGGCGCTGCTTACTTTAGCTCTTGGATATATACTTCTGGTGGTGGTATTGGTAGAGACGCACATAATATTATAGATTTTAGCACTGATAATCAAATTACTTTTAAAACAGATAATACAACTGCTTTAACAATAAATTCAACTGGTAACGCAACTTTTGCAAGCACTATAACGCTTCCTAACTCAAATACTTTAACAGGTTCTAGTGGTAAAGTTGCTTTTAACGGTAGAGTATCAGGTTCAACACCAACAGGTACAACTGATTTTACTACAAAAGCTTATGTTGATTTACAAGTATCAAACTTAGTAGATTCAGCGCCTGATACGCTAAACACATTAAACGAGCTAGCAGCAGCATTAGGTGATGACGTTAATTTTAGCACAACGATTACAAATAGTATAGCTACTAAATTACCTTTGACTGGTGGTGATTTGACTGATAAAATAACAATAACTACTACTACTGATAATAAAATTGACTTAATAGTTCCTAGCAGTGGTGACTCCTCTGATTGGAATTACATTCAGTTTATAGGTGCAAACGGAACAAGAGACGCTTATTTTGGTACTACTAATACTGGCGATCCTTCATGGTATAGAGATGATGGCGGAACACAGTTAAGGTTAGACAATGCTCAAGTATACTCTAACAAAATGTTAAAGGTTAATGGAGAGTTAGAAGCTACGTCTTTAGATATAAATGGTAACGCAGATATATCGGGAACATTAACACTAACTAATGCTTTAGCGGTTAGCAGTGGTGGTACTGGTGTTACATCAAACACGATATGGTTAAACTCTAAATCATTTGCTAACTTTGCATCAACAAGCGCTGACTGGGACACAATAACAACTAGAGGTTCTTATAGATTAACAGGTTCTACAAATAACCCGTTTGGTAGTTCTCACTCAACAGGTTTAGTTGTAACACAAAATGATGATAACTACGGTTTTCAGTTGTTTTCAAAAGGAAGTTCTGATAATACAGCTTCAATAGCTTATAGATATAGAGGAACTAGTTGGGAAGACTGGCAGTATTTAGTTACTCAAACGTATGGTGATGGTAGATATTTATTAGATTCTGAAGTTACAAACTTATCTCAAGTAAAAGCTTTTGATTCTAGTGATTATGCAACAGCTGCACAAGGTACTTTAGCTACAAACGCTTTACCAAAATCTGGTGGTACAATGACTGGTGATATTGCAATGAGTGACAACGATATTACTGGCGTAAAGTATATACAAGCTACTGATAATGTAGATCTCAGGACTGGTTCTGGTGAATATGCTTTACACGCTGATCAAGACGGGCAAGTTGCTCTATACACTAATGGTGTAAAGACGTTTGAAACTATGACAACAGGAGCCACTGTTATTGGAAGCACAGCTACTTTTTTAATTGAAGGAAGCGGTGTTACAAGTTCAAATTTAAAATTCAAAACAAACACAGTTGATAGATGGAATATAAATGTTCCAAGTGGTCAAACAAATTTAGCTTTTACTACTGGCTCTACTAATGTATTAAGCTTAGATACTTCTAACAACGCAACTTTTGCGGGCACTATAACTTGGGGTGCTGGTAAAGGTATTTTACATTATGGTTCTGATAGAGCTATTTTAAGAGCAGATCAAGTTTTAGAAATTCAAACAAATGGAACAAGCTCACCTACAGCAGCAATAACTTTAGATACATCACAAAACGCAACTTTTGCAGGTAATATAGTTGCAAGCGGTCACTTGCAAATATCTTCATCGTACCCAAGAATATATTTAACCGATACAGATACTAATGATGATTACTCCATAATAAATAACAACGGAACTTTTATTGTTTATAATGATACTGATAGTTCTGTTCCTTTTGCTATAGCTGGTAACAATAATGCAACTTTTTTAGGAACTGTAACTGCTAATGGTACTACGTTAACTGGTAACACAGGTACAGTAACAGGTACTGGTACTGACAATAGAATAGCTATTTGGAATGGTACAACTGCTATAGATTCTGACTCAGATTTTCGTGTAGATGGCGATACAATATTTACACAAAATCTAGAAGCCGCCGGAAACATTACCGCCTCCGGAAACATTGTTTGTAATGGTACAGTTGACGGAAGAGATGTTGCTACTGATGGTACAAAGCTAGATGGTATAGAGTCTAACGCAACAGCTGATCAAACTGCAGCTGAAATATTAACAGCTATTAAAACAGTTGACGGTGCTGGTACTGGTTTAGATGCTGACACTGTAGATGGTTATCAAGCTGCTAACTTATTAAGTAGAGCAAACCATACAGGTACACAAGCTTATAGCACTTTAACAGGTACGCCAACTATACCATCAGGTAATCAAATTATAGACTGGACAGCTGAAAACGCAGGAACAATACACGCTAGTAATTTTAATGATAATGACACAAATACTTTTAGAACTATAGAAGTAGATACAAGTGGTAATAACTCTGCTGATAATACTTTAACATCAAGTGAAACATTAAGGTTTAAAAAAGGTAGCAATATAACTTTAGCTGAAAGTGGTGGTGTTATTACAATATCTTCAACTGATACCAATACAACTTACTCTGTTGGTGATGGTGGTTTAACACAAAACAACTTTACAAACGCTTTAAAAACTAAATTAGATAGTGTTGCGAGTAATGCTGTAGCAATAGGTACAACAAGTACAACTGCATTAGCTGGTAATACAACTACAATATCTAGTGCACAAGCAGATAAATTAGCTAATATAACTGTATCTTCCGGTACAGATTTAGACGAATTAACATCAATTGCAAATGGCGCTGTTCAAGCTTCAACCGCCTCTTCAATAAGTGGTGCTAAAACTTTTAGCGCTGCTGTTACAATATCAGATACAACACAATCAACAAACAAAACTTCTGGTGCTGTAAAAATAGCTGGTGGTGTTGGTATTGCAAAAACACTTAATGTTGGTGAAGATGTAGTTGCTTACGCATCATCTGATAAAAGATATAAAGATAATTTACAAGCAATAACAAATCCTATTGATAAAGTAAAAAGTTTAACTGGTTATACTTTTACTTGGAACGATAAACACAAACAATTTAATGGTAACAATGATATTGGTGTGGTTGCTCAAGAAGTTGAAAGAGTACTTCCTGAAATAGTTGATACAAGAGACAATGGTTACAAGGCTGTTAAGTATGAAAAAATGGTTGCGTTATTAATTGAAGCTGTTAAAGATCAACAAGAACAAATTGATGAATTAAAACAAAGATTAGATGGCTGTTCCTGCTAGTGGTAATTCATTAAGTCTTTTAGGTATTAAAAGAGAAGTTGAAGTTAATAACTACAACGATACTGATAATACTTATACTAACATCGGTTTAGGTGAATTAGCTTTAAACACTGAAATAAATACTTTTGGTTTAAATGCTAATGAAGAACCAGACGATACAGCACCACACGCGATGTCAGAGTGGTATAGTTATGATCACGACGCTACTTCTCCGTTTACAAACACTAAAGCTGTTTCTAAATCAATATCTGTAGGTACTGCTAATGCAATTAAATTTACTGATACTGACGATACGTTTAATTTTACAGGCTCTACAGCATGGACAATATCTTTCTGGGTAAAAGCCGGTTGGACTAGTAGTTTAAATACTAATATACATTTTATTATTGGACAAAAATCAGGTGCGGCTAAGCAGATTGAAGATATGATTAAAATTATATATGCTGAAAACACTAATAGAATAGAAGTTAGATATGGTAACGTTGCTGGTTCTGGACAATGGTATAATCAAGGTGGTTGGTTGTTTCATGCAAACTCAGGAGCTTACGCGGCAGGTTATCAAGCTGCTGGTTTAGGAACAACATATTGGAGTGCTAGTAATAGAGGTTATGTAAATAGCGATAATTATACAATGATTACTATTACTAAATCAACAACAAACACCGCTGCATCAATGAACTTATATTGGAATGCTAATGCTGCTGGTGCAGCTCCAATACAAACAAATAACAACTCTGGTAGTAGGTCTAGTTATCCAATGAGTACTACTAATAATAGGTTGTGGAGTTTAGGTAGTAACGGTGAACACTCAAACGCTTCAACTTTACAGCAAAAGTGTGGTAATGGTTCAGCTACAGTTTATAATGATTTAACTATATGGAATAAACAACTTAGTGATTCAGAAGTAACATCATTATATAATAATGGCTCTGTAATTGATGCAACAACACATAGTGCATCGCAAAATTTAATTGGTTATTGGAAATGGGAAGGTAATGGTGCTGCTACAAGATCAAACGATCCTTTTACAATATCAGGTGATTCAGAAATAGTAAATAAATAAAATGAATTATTATATAGTAACATCAGAAGTGTTTGATACGCTTAACAAAGAAAATATAACGTTTATGCGTAAAAGTATAGACGATACAGAAAGATTAATAGCAACAACAGATCTAGTTAATGATCGTGTTCGTGCTTTTCAAACAATAAACACATGCTCTAACTATACATTTACAAATCATAGCAGTTGGGTAGGTGATGGCACTGGTATTGAAGTTGAAGAATTAGAAACAAACACATATATTTCTGAAATAGACGACTAGTGTAATTACTCGCTATTTTGTGTGATAGTATAAATAGATAAATAACAAATTAATTAACTTAAATAAAATTAAAATGGCAAAAAGAAAAACACCTAAGGTTGACTTAAAACCTAAAAAACTTACAGATGACGAGTTAAAATCATTACAAGAGCTCGTTGGTAAAATTGAAATGCTTCAAAGAGAAGCAGGAGTATTAGAACAAAGAAAACATGGAGTTCTACATGCTTTAACGACTTTGCAAGATCAAGTAAATTCAATGCAAGGTGAGCTCGAAAAAATATACGGAAAAGCTGATGTTGACGTAAGAACTGGAGAGCTTAAATACCACGAGAACAATGGAGAAGCTAATTCGTAAAATTACTATAGGTAAAGATTATAAAAACGACGCAATGCACTACGCGGTTGGTCAAGAGGTTTATGGAGGTCATGTTATATGTAACATATTAGAAGAGACTGATAAATACTCTATTTATATTAAAAAAAATAAAGAGGTTATACCTTGGAAAGACTTTAATAAAAACATGGCTATATCAGTAGAGTATAATTTAGAGTACTAATGAGAAGTGTCTACAATTTTGTTGTAGAACCTATTGGGAATAGATATAATAACGCAAAAAAACTAGGTGATAAAGAATTAATTCTAAATACAGATATATTCAATCACAAATTTATAAACAGAAAAGCTCGTGTTATATCTACACCCATAATGGGTAACAACACAGGAATAAAGGTTGGTGACGAAATAATAGTTCATCATAATATATTTAGAAGATGGCATGACGTTACAGGTAAAGAAAGAAACAGCTCAAGCTGGATTAATGAAAATACCTATAGCATATATCACGATCAAATATATGCTGTTAAAACAAAAGATAGTTGGAAACCATTAGACGGTTATATATTTTTACAACCACTAAAAGAGGATAATGAGTTTTCTACTGAAAAAGAAAAGTTTATAGGCAAAGTTATTTATGGTAACGATGAATATAAAAAAGGAGATATACTCGGTTTTGCTAAAGTTGGCGCTAGATTTGAATTTATTATAGACGGCAAAAGACTTTACAAAGTTAATTTAAATTTAATTACAATAAAATATGAATGTCAAGGAAACGAAGAAACGTATAATCCAAGCTGGGCATAGAGCAGTTGAAGAGTTGATTAAAGTAGCAAAAGAAGATATTGTTGATTCTGATGACGATATATCAGCTGATAGACTTAAAAATGCCGCGGCTACTAAAAAACTAGCTATATTTGACGCATTTGAGATACTTAACAGAATACAGGAAGAAGAAAACATACTTGAGGGGAAAGATACCGAAGAAAAAAAAGAGAGAGTATTTAAAGGCTTTGCAGAAGGAAGATCAAAATGAGTTACGAACAAACACTATACAAGATAATAGAGCCTGTTAAGAACACTACAATAACTAGACTTAACAGAACTAAAAAATGGAAATATGGATATAATAAAGAGCATGATATTATCATTATATCAAAAAATGGTACCATTGGTAAAATATACGAAATACAAGGTTTGCGAATTGCTTTACCTTTGCAGCCAAAAAACGTGTACGTGCATGAAAAAAGAAAATGGGAGCAAATAGAATATCCTAAAGAATTATCTAAATTAAAAAATATATTTGACTGGAGATCATACCCTGAGGAATCAAAAGAAAAATGGTTTGATTATATAGATGAAGAATTTAAAAGAAGAGAAGAAGGTTTTTGGTTTTTAAATGAAAAAGAACCAACATACATAACAGGTACGCATTATATGTATTTACAATGGAGTAAAATAGATGTAGGTGCACCAGATTTTAGAGAAGCTAACAGGTTGTTTTACATATTCTGGGAAGCTTGTAAAGCAGATAAAAGATGTTATGGTATGTGTTACCTTAAAAACAGACGATCTGGTTTTTCTTTTATGTCTTCAGCTGAAACAGTTAACCAAGCTACAATATCTAGTGATGCAAGGTTTGGTATATTATCAAAAACTGGAGCTGATGCTAAAAAAATGTTTACCGACAAGGTTGTACCAATATCTGTTAACTATCCGTTTTTCTTTAAACCGATACAAGATGGTATGGATAGACCTAAGTCTGAGCTTGCTTACCGTGTACCTGCGAGTAAGTTTACTCGTAAAAAGATTACTGCTAACGAAAAGCAGGAAAACCTGGTTGGACTTGATACTACTATTGATTGGAAAAATACAGGTGACAACAGTTATGACGGAGAAAAACTTCAACTGTTAGTACATGATGAAAGTGGTAAGTGGGAAAGACCTGACAATATATTAAACAACTGGCGTGTTACCAAAACATGTTTACGATTAGGTAGTAGGATTATTGGTAAGTGCATGATGGGATCAACATCTAATGCGTTAGACAAAGGAGGTGATAACTTTAAAAAACTATACAATGCATCAGACGTTACTCAAAGAAATAGGAATGGACAAACAAAGTCTGGCTTGTATTCTCTCTTTATCCCAATGGAATGGAACTACGAAGGATTTATTGATGAATACGGACGTCCTGTATTTGATATGCCTAGTGATGATGTCTTCGCCCCAGACGGAGAGTTAATTGATTATGGAATAATAGATCACTGGAATAACGAAGCTGAAGGTTTAAAAAATGATCAAGATGCTTTAAACGAGTTTTATAGACAGTTTCCAAGAACTACAGAGCATGCGTTTAGAGATGAAGCTTCTAATAGTATATTTAACTTGGTAAAAATATACGAACAAATAGATTACAACGAAGAAATGTCTAGAACACTAGGTATTTCTACAGGTAGTTTTCAATGGGTTAACGGTGTAAAAGATACAAAAGTAATATTTTATCCAGATCCAAAAGGTAGATTTAAAGTAAGTTGGGTACCACCGGTACATTTACAAAACAATATAATAATAAAAAATGGAATCAAATATCCTGGCAACGATCACATGGGTGCTTTTGGCTGCGACAGCTACGATATTAGCGGTACTGTAGATGGTAAAGGTTCAAAGGGAGCTTTACACGGTCTAACAAAATTTAGTATGGAAGACTGTCCACCAAGTCAATTTTTTTTAGAGTATGTAGCAAGGCCACAAACAGCAGAGATATTCTTTGAAGACGTTCTAATGGCTTTAATTTATTACGGGATGCCAATGCTAGCGGAAAATAATAAACCTCGTCTATTGTATCATTTAAGAAGGCGTGGTTATAGAGGTTATAGTATGAACAGACCTGATAAACTTTGGAACAAGTTATCAACTACTGAAAAAGAAATAGGTGGTATACCTAATACAAGTGAAGATATTAAACAAGCTCATGCTGCTGCTATTGAAATGTACATACAAGAAAAAGTTGGAAGAACAAAAGATGGTGTGGGTAATATGTATTTTAATAACACTTTAAACGATTGGAGTAGGTTTGATATTACAAAAAGAACAAAATACGATGCTACAATAAGTAGTGGATTAGCTATAATGGCTTGTAATAGACATTTGTATAAGCCAAATCCAACAATGAAAAAAGCAGCGGTAAATATACAAATTGCTAAGTACAGCAATAAAGGAACAAATTCAAAAATAATTAAACAATAACATGGCAGATTCTCTACATAAAGAATTTCCTTCTCAAGTTGTCAGTGACTTAGAAAAAGTTTCTGACAAGTATGGATTAAAAGTAGCTAGAGCTATTGAACTCGAGTGGTTTGATGGTCCTGCTTCTAACAGATATTCTCAAACACAGAGAAAGTTTCATAATCTTAGATTATACGCGAGAGGTGAACAATCAATACAAAAATATAAAGACGAGTTGTCTATTAATGGTGATTTGTCTTATCTTAATTTAGACTGGACACCAGTACCTATCATACCTAAGTTTGTAGATATAGTTGTAAATGGTATGGCAAATAGATCTTTTGATATTAAAGCATATTCTCAGGACCAATATGGTGTGGCTAAAAGAACTGACTATATGGAAGGTTTGTTAAAGGATATGAGAACTAAAGACTTTAATAAACAAGCAAAACAACAATTTAACATGGATCTTTCTAAAAATGATCCTGAACAATTACCTGAAACACTAGAAGAACTAAGACTTCACATGCAGTTAACTTATAAGCAAGAGGTTGAACTTGCAAACGAGCAAGCTGTAAATGTTTTATTAGAAGGTAGTAAATACGATTTAACAAGAAGAAGGTGTTTAGAAGATTTAACTGTACTAGGTATAGGTTGTGTAAAAACAACATTTGACTGGTCTGAAGGTGCTAAAGTACAATATGTTGATCCTGCTAATATAGTTTATTCACATAGCGATTCTCCATATTTTGAAGACATATATTATATAGGTGAAGTTAAATATATACCTATTAATGAACTTGTAAAAGAGTTTCCACAATTAACTGAGTCTGATCTTGAAAGTATAGACAAAAGATACACAAGAATGGCTGACAACAGGATGCAAAGTTATAATAGAGATAGAAATAAAATATCTGTATTATATTTTAATTATAAAACATACATGAACAATGTTTATAAAATTAAAAAGACTAGCACTGGTGGTGAAAGAGCTATTAAAAAAGATGATAGGTTTAATCCTCCTGTAGAAAAACAAGTTGATTTTATAAGATTAGAAAAACCACAAGAGGTGTTATTTGAAGGCGCTAAAATACTAGGAACAGATATTATGTTGAAATGGCAAAAAGCTGACAACATGATGAGAGATAAAAGTAATTTTAACAAAGTTAAAATGAATTATTCATTAGTTGCTCCTAAAATGTATAGAGGTAAAATAGAGTCTGTTGTTAGTAGAATAACTGGTTTTGCTGATATGATACAGCTAACACATTTAAAAATACAACAAGTATTATCTCGTATGGTGCCTGATGGTGTTTATTTAGATATTGATGGTTTAGCAGAGGTTGACTTAGGTAATGGTACTAATTATAACCCACAAGAAGCCTTAAATATGTTCTTTCAAACAGGTAGCGTTATTGGTAGATCGTTTACTCAAGACGGTGATGGTAACCCTGGTAAAGTACCAATACAAGAAATATCAAACGGTGCTGGTGCAGGTGGTAAATTACAATCACTTATAGGTAATTATAATTATTACTTACAAATGATTAGAGATGTAACCGGTTTAAACGAGGCTAGAGATGCTTCAACTCCAGATTCTAGATCGTTAGTAGGTATACAAAAACTTGCAGCTGCTAATTCAAATGTAGCAACTAGACATATACTAGATGCTAGCTTGTTTTTAACTGTTGAGGCTGCAGAACAATTATCGTTAAGAATATCTGATATTGTAGAGTACTCACCAACAAAAGATGCTTTTATACAAGCTATAGGTGCTCATAACGTTGCAACACTAGAAGAATTAAAAGAGCTTCATCTTTATGATTTTGGAATATTTATAAACTTACAACCAGATGAAGAAGAAAAACAAGTGTTAGAAAATAACATACAAATGGCCTTACAGCAAAAATTAATAGACTTAGACGATGCTATTGACTTGCGTGAGGTTAAAAATATAAAAATGGCTAATCAGCTTTTAAAAATACGTAGAAAAAAGAAAGCTGAAAAAGACCAACAGACTGCTGAAAGAAATATGCAAATGCAGTCACAAACAAATCAACAAGCTGCGCAAGCTGCTTCTCAAGCTAAAATGCAAGAAGAGCAAGCTAAACAAGAAGCTGCATTAAACATGGAAAAAACAAAGAACGAGTTAAAAATGCAGTATATGAGAGAAGAAGCTAAGTTGAAAAAAGAGTTGATGGATCACGAGTTTGAAATAAATAGACAACTCAAAGGTATGGAAGCAGACGCTAAAGTACAACAAGACAGTATGAAAGAAGATCGTAAAGATCAAAGAGAAAGTCCAGAAAAGTTTGAATCATCAGGAAATGACGTGATGGGTCAAGGCTTAAACATGGATGTTTAATTAATTATTTAATATTATTATATCATGGAAGAAAACAACGAAGTAGTTGAAGAAACTACACAACCTGTAGAAGAAACTACAGAACAAGAATCACCTGTATCAATAAATGAAGATGGTGATTATAAAATAGATTTAACAAAAATTAAAGAAGAAGATGCCGTTCAAGAACAAGAAACAAATGATAGCGATGCTGTTGTCGAGCAACCCGAAAACGAAACAAGTAGCGAAGAAGTGGTTGAAGAAGTACAAGAGCCCGTTTCAAATGAAGAACAACCAGTTGAACAACAAGTTCAAGAAGAAGTAGAACAAGATGATCTTGCAAAATTAAAACAATTTATGCAAGAAACTGGTGGTAGCTTAGATGACTATGTAAGGCTTAACACAGATGTTAACGAGTTAGATGACTCAGAAGTTTTACAAGACTATTACAAAAGAACTAAGCCGCATCTTAATAACGAAGAAATTAACTTTATGTTAGAAGATCAGTTTTCATACGATGAAGACGAAGCTGATGACAAAGAGATTAGAAGAAAAAAGTTAGCCTTAAAAGAGCAAGTTGCTGAGGCTAAAGCCTACTTAGACGGGCAAAAGTCTAAATACTATGAAGAAATTAAAGGTAACTCTGCACAGCTTACGAGTGAGCAAACAGAAGCAATTGATTTCTACAACAATTACACGCAGGAAGAAGAGCAACAAGCTAAAATTGTACAAATGCAAGCTGATGTATTCTTAGATAAAACCGAAAAGGTTTTTAACAACGATTTCAAAGGTTTTGAATTTAAAGTTGGTGACAAGCAGGTAACATACAATGTTAGTAATATGGACAAAGTGAAACAGCAACAAAGTGACATAAACAACTTTATCGAAAAGTTTTTGAATAAAGATAGTGTTATGGAAGATGCTGAAGGTTATCACAAAGGTTTATTTACGGCAATGAATCCTGACGCGGTAGCAAGTCATTTTTATGAGCAGGGAAAAGCTGATGCTATAAAAGAATCGGTTTCTGAAGCTAAAAATGTTAACACGGCTAGACAATCACACTCAGTGACAAAAGACGGTATAACAGTTAGAGTTTTAGGCGATAGCTCAGATGACATGAAACTGCGTATTAAAACACGAAACTAATTATTAATTTAAAAACAATTTTAAAAAATGGCAGTAACATTTCAAGGAACTGGTAAAATGACACCAGCTCCTATAAAACAAACACTGGCAACAAACTATATTGATTTTACTTCAGCTGATGAAAAAGGTTGGGCACAACAATATTTGCCAGATTTAATTGAAAAAGAAGCTGAGATATTTGGTAACAGAACTATCTCTGGTTTCTTATCTAAAGTAGGTGCAGAAGAGTCTATGTCTTCTGATCAAGTTATTTGGTCAGAGCAAGGTAGATTGCACTTAACTTATACTAACTGTACAGTAGCTAACCAAGGTTCTGGCTCGCTTGATGGTGATGTAACAATCACAATGTCGGCAGCTAAGGATGTTGATGGCGTTACAATAGGTAATAACCACGGTGTAAGACCTGGTGACATGCTTTTAGTTAGAAAAACTACAGTTGTTAAAAAGTTCTTTGTAAACGCGGTAGCTTCAGGCGTAATAACTGCATTTGCTTACGATACTAACGCAGCTGATATGTCAACTGGTTTAACTGGATCTGAAGCAGCTACTATTATGGTATTCGGTTCTGAATACGTAAAAGGTGCTGTAGGTAGAGAAGGTGCTAACAAGCCACAGTTCCAAACTAGAACTAACAAGCCAATCATATTAAAAGATAAGTATGAGATCTCTGGATCTGATGCTGCTCAAATTGGATGGGTTGAAATTTCTGGTGAAGACGGACAAAACGGTTACTACTGGTACTTAAAAGCTTCTGGTGATACTAAAGCTCGTTTCAACGATTACTTAGAAATGGCTATGCTTGAATCAGAAAAGTCAACTGCTAACGCAGGTTCAAACCCAATGGTACCTTCAACTATTACTGGTGCAGCTGGTAAAATTACTGGTACTGAAGGTTTATTTGCAGCTATTAACGATAGAGGTCACGTAACATCTGACTTCCAAAATGCTGTTGTAACTTCTGAGGTTGATGACTTATTAGCTAAGTTAGATGAGCAAGGTGCTATTGAAGAGAACATGATGTTCTTAAATAGAACTGTAACTCTTAACTTTGACGACTGGTTAGCTTCTTTAAATGCTTACCACTCAGGTGGTACTTCTTGGGGAGTATTTAACAACTCAGAAGAAATGGCGTTAAACTTAGGCTTTACTGGTTGGAGAAGAGGTTCTTATGACTTCTATAAGTCTGACTTTAAATATCTAAACGATAAAGGTACAAGAGCATCTATCGGTAACATCACTGGTGTTATGATACCAGCAGGTGTATCTACTGTATATGATGAGGTATTAGGTAAAAACCTAAAAAGACCTTTCTTACATGTAAGATTCAGAGCTTCTAATATGGAAAGCAGAAAGTACAAGACTTGGACTACTGGTTCAGTTGGTGCTACTACTTCTGATTTAGATGCGATGGAAATGCACTTCTTATCAGAAAGATGTTTAGTAGTTCAAGGAGCGAACAACTTCTTACTAATGACTGCTGCATAAGCATTATTTATATTAAGGATCGAGGCTTCGGCCTCGACCCTTTCTTTTTATTAATTTATATTATATTATATTATGGCAAAAAAAATGGAAAAGGCAGAGGTGCCTGTTGTTGAAACAGTTGTTGAAACACCAAAACCAAAAAGACAAGAACCAATCGTACAAAAAGCAAGTGATGGTTGGGTAATAAAAGATAGAGTATACAGATTATCTGGAGAAAAATCACCTTTAACTTTTACAATAAGAGCTAGAGGATTATATTGGTTTGACGAAGAAGCTGGATACGAAAGAGAAATAAAATACTGTAGAAATCAAAAAACAGTATTTGTTGATGAAATGAAAGGAGATCAGTTGCTTGGGTCTATTGTTTTTAGAAACGGTATTTTAGCTGTACCTAAAAACGAGGTTATATTGCAAAAGTATTTATCAATATATCACCCGCACAAAGACTCTCATTATTTTGAAATAAAACCTCAAGAAAGAGCTGTTAATGAATTAGCTGATATAGAGTTAGAAGTTGACGCTTTAGTTGCTGCAAGAACACTAGACATAGATATGACTGAAGCAATTATGCGTGTAGAATTAGGTTCTAGTGTATCTAGGATGACTTCTAAGGAACTTAAACGTGACTTACTTGTATTTGCTAAAAGAAATCCACAACTGTTCTTAGATTTAATGAATGATGATAACATACATTTAAGAAATGTTGGTATAAAAGCCACAGAAACAGGTATACTATCGTTATCACAAGATCAAAGAATATTTAGCTGGGCTTCTAATAACAGAAAATTACTAAACGTTCCTTTTGATGAGCATCCATATTCAGCATTAGCCGCATGGTTTAAAACTGATGAAGGTATGGAGGTTTTAACTTCAATTGAAAAACAATTAAAGTAAAACAATAATATGTAATCACCCTTATATAGGGTGGTTACATTATTTTAAAAAAATATATATGGCATTAATAATAGCTGGTCAAACGACCATAAGCATAGATACAGTTTACCAAAGAGTATTAGCTCTGGCTAACAAAGAGCAAAGAGGCTATATTACGCCGCAAGAATTTAATTTACATGCTAATCAAGCACAGTTAGATATATTTGAGCAATACTTTTATGATCTAGCTGCTATGGTAAATTTAAACAAAAGAGCAGAGGCTCCACAAACAAATCCAGGCGCTAACAATCCGTTAGAACCAGACTTTGGTGATACCGTAAATATACTAAGAGAAAAAATATCTATATACAAAGGAACAGACGTTGCTTTAACATACAATGCTACTAACGGTAGCTTTACATTACCACCATTATCATCATCTATATATAGAACTGGTAGAATGTATTTACAACACTCTAGCATAGGAGGTTCTAGAATTCCATTAAACCTTGTTGAATATTACGATTTAGATCATATAAAAGAATTATATGAAGCTAAAACTAATTCAAGATGGCACACTAATAATCAAGAAAAATTTTATTATACAGAAAATACAGATGGTAGTTTTTCTTTATATAGAGAAAGTACAGGTAAAACACCTTTAACAACTGGTTTAAAAGTAGAGGTTGTAGCTGAAGTACCTAGAGAAGTTAATTGGGGATATGTTGTTGTAAACGAACAAGCATTATATAACGCTTCAACTTCAGTAGACTTTAATCTACACAGATCAGAAGAAACTAATTTAGTTATAAAAATACTAGAATTAGCTGGTATAACTATAAACAAAGCAGGTTTAGTTCAATTAGCAAGCACTGAAGAAGCACAAAATGATCAACAAACAAAATAATAAGACATGCCAAACAACTTAATAACATTAACAGAAAAACAATATTTTGAAGGTCAAGACACTAATCAGTTAAGCGGAGACGATAGACAATATGGTAATTATCAGTTTATGAAAATTGATGATGTTATAAATGATGTTTTAGCTTCTTATTGTCAAGAAGGTCAAATATTAGAAGGGGTTAGAAAATCAGATGTATCTTATCACGCTTATAGATCAATGCAGGAATTAAGCTTTGACACGTTTAGATCTGTAAAATCTATGGAAATAGAAATACCGCCTTCATTAGTTATGGCTTTACCAATAGATTTTGTTGGTTATACAAAAGTTACTTACAAAGGAGATGATGGTATTGAAAGAACTTTAATGCCTGCTATTGTAACTAGTAACCCAACGCCTTATAATCAAGATAGTGATTATAAATTAGAGTTTGATAGTGATGGTGCATCTACACACGCTAGTGATTCTAACACTTGGTTTGACTATCATGGTAACACGGTAAACACTGGTGTGTTAAGTGGTAACACAGGTGTTGCAACTCCACATCAAACAGACGCTGATCAATACGATATATACGACTTACAAGAAGGTCAAAGATTTGGTTCTGAGCCAAGACACATGAACGCACATGGTTCTTTTTATATAGATTATTTAAAAGGTAGACTACATCTTTCAGGTAACTTAACAGGAAGAGTTATAACATTAAAATACATAAGCGACGGCGTGGGTACTTTACAATCTGGTGTACACTCTAGCTCGCCTTACAATACAGAAATACATACTGAACAAGATATGATTGTTCATAAGTTTGCACAAGAAGCTATGATAAAACATGTATTATATGGATGTATGCTTGCTAGGATGCAACAGCCGCCAGGTATGTTAGCATTACTTAAAAAAGAAAAGTTTGCAGAAACTAGAAAAGCAAAAATAAGATTATCAAATATTAAAATTGAAGAGATAGCTCAAATAATGAGAGGTAAATCTAAATGGATTAAACACTAATTAATGGAACTAAAGAGAAATTTTGGGCTAGCGAAAATGAACAAAGACCGCGATGAAAGACTCGTGGAACCTGGTCAATACCGTGACGCTAACAATGTACAAATAGTAAGCTCTGACGGATCAGATATGGGATCTGTACAGACAGTAATGGGTAACACTGAGGTAACTTCAAATATAGTGTTAGCAGATTACTCTACTTGCGTTGGTGTTTATGAGTTGCCTGAAAAAGATGTTATATATTACTTTGTTGCTGGAGGTGGTCACCCTAGATTACAAGGTTTTCAACCTTTAATATTTAAAGATTATATTATAGAGTATGATACTATAGCACAAACTTCTAAATATGTTTTTGTTGATATATACAAAGTAAAAGAAACACTTAATGAAACTCTTAATACTACTAAAGTTAGAGTAGCCTCTGGTTTAAGTAACGCTTACAATTATACTGGTATAAGAAGAGGTATGAAAATAGTAGGTACTTTTACTAATGGTAGTGGTGGTAATATAACAGCGCCTAATGGAAATACTGTTGCTAACGGTAATACATATTATATAAGTGAAAACGATAATGTTACTGTTGAAGATGTTATTAGAGATGGTACAAGTGGTTGGGATATAATGTTATCAGAAGCTGTTGCTAGTTCAACTGGTGACAAGCCAACGTTTGTAATAGATAAAGTATTACAGTTTGATCCTTTTGTAAAAGTAACTTCAATAGATCATATTGATGGCTTAATGTTTTTTACAGATGGAAACAATGAACCTAAAAAAATAAATATAAAAAGAAGTATACAAGGTACTGGTGGTAACGCTAGAGTAAAAGACTGGGATAACACCGCTGCTAGATCTGCGGCTACAAATTTAGCTTCAGGTAACTCAAACCGTAAACAAGTATTTTTAGGAGACAATGCTCATTTTCACACAAGAATATCTTTAGATAATCAGCTAGCTATGTCTAGAACTGATAACGAGCCTATATTTTCAACACTTAAAGACATAACAGTAATAAAGCCAAACCCAAAGTTTCCATTAAACCTTGAAATGTCTGATACAGTTATGAAACGAATACCTGTTTTATCAAATGGTAATTTAGGTGATGCCAACGCTACAAGTGGTGTTTTATCAGCACAAACAAAATTTAGAGATAGTAATGGTGATGTGTTTGAGCCAGGTGATATTGTTAGTAATATTAACTTTATAAATCCTATAGATTTACGTGTTGGTGATATAGTTATATTAACTGATGACATGACTACTGATATTGACGATTTAGATAGCTCTGACGCTTTAGTTAGAGCAACAATATCAAGTGCGCCTGGTGGTATGCCAAACAATGGTGGATCAACAGGTCCTTATGAGCTAACAATAAACTCTGTTAGCGAAGACGTTCAAAACGTAAATACTGATTTTGCTTTAAAACTAGAAAGTGATATTAGCCTTTTCGAGTTTAAATTTCCTAGATTTTCTTATAGATATAAATACGTTGATGGTGAGTATTCAGCATACGCGCCTTGGTCACAAGTTGCTTTTATACCTGGCGATTTTGATTATGTAGCCAAAAAAGGTTTTAATATAGGTATGACAAACAGATTAAAGTTTGTTACCTTAAAAGATTATTTCCACGAGTTTGACTTAGTACCAGCAGAAGTTGTAGCTATAGATTTATTATACAAAGAAGAGTCTAGCCCAAACATTTACACTGTAAAAACATTAACACCAAAAAATGATAATCCTGAGTGGCCAGATAGAACTAACAATAGAAACAGAGGTTCTTACACTATAACTTCTGAAATGATACACGCTGTTGTTGAGGCAAATCAATTACTAAGACCTTATGACAACGTACCTAAAAGCGCAAAAACTTTAGCTATAACTGGTAACAGATTAGTGTTTGGTAACTATAAGCAAAATTATGATTTAGCTGGTGATATAGACTTAAATGTTTCTTTTGCTCATAATTACGGTGAAAACTATAAACAACCAGGTGGAACTGGTTTTCCTTCAGTAAAAACTCTTAGAACATATCAACTAGGTGTTGTATTTAGCGATGATTTTTGTAGAGAAACACCAGTACTTGTTCCAAAGAAAAGTAGTAGTGTAACGTTAGATAAAAAATGGTCTATTAATTTAAACCAAATAAAAGCTAGATTAGATTATGCTGGAACTAGTGTTCCTAGTTGGGCAAAATATTTAAAGTATTATATAAAAGAAACTTCTAACGAATATTATAATTTAGCAATGGATCGTTGGTACGATGCTGAAGATGGTAATGTTTGGATTAGTTTTCCTTCTGCAGAAAGAAATAAAGTAGATATAGATACATATTTAATACTTAAAAAGCAACACGATTCAGATGTACCTGTGTTAGAAAAAGCTAGATATAAAATTATAGCTATTGAAAATGATGCACCTGACTATATAAAAACTAAAAAAGTTAGTCATGGCTCAGCTGTTATGAACTCGCAGAACGCAACGGTAAATAAAGATGCTGTTAGTTTTATATTTTCAGAAACTAATTTTGAAACTGGTTTTGGTGATAGAGAAAAATTTTTAACAGATACATGGTCAAAAGTAGCTAGTGGTTATGGTTATGCTAGAATAATTGGTGAGTCAGGCGGTAACACAGCAACTACAGACTGGATTCAAGTTGTTAGTATAAAAAAGCTTAGTGGTACCGACACTAGTATAAGAACTGCAACTAAGTTTGGAGACGATGCAGATATGTCATCTATATTGTCTGGTACTATTAGCTATTCTTTAGAATTAAGAGAAGATGTTGTTACTAACAGACCAGAGTTTAATGGTAGATTTTTTGTAAAAGTTTATAAAGATTTATTACTACAAGACGCTGTAATGGTAGACCAAGACCCCTCAACAGCATTAAGTATATTTGATTCTTTTAATATGAGACTTTTAATAGGTCCAAGAAACAGAGGCAGTCAATCTTTTAATGCACATCCAACCTCTTCAGCAACTAGTAGTTTAGGTCATACACACACTTATCACTCTGGTAATTACACTGATTTTAACGAAAACGCTTTTGGTAGTGGTATAAATTCTTTTAACGCTAGCAACGAAGAGTTTGGTCATTGCAATACTTCTCATGGTAGAACAAAAGATTGGTGGGAAGCGTTTTCATCTGCTGATGCTAACTCTGATTTACTTTACATGGAAGGAATAAAAGTTATGGAAACTTCTAACTGGAACTCTACAGGGTTTGCTAGACACGCTAATAAAAATGGTGTTCATGATTCTCATCTTGGCGGCTATGGAAGTGGTGGTGGTAGTAATGCTGGTGTTTTAAGACACTACAGTAGTTATAGTAGAATATTTTTTGGTTTTTTAGGTTGGTTTGCAGATCACAGAGACGCGCAATCAAGAGTACATCAGTTTTACACTTTTATGGAAACTCCTGGAACTATATTTAGATTTAGAGATGATCCAACTCAAACAGCTTATAAAGTTATAAAAAGAGGTGGGGCAGCGCAAGTTTATAACTTTGGTAGAAACTTAAACCATTGTTCTAGATGTGATAAAGATGATACTGGTTGTAAGAGTAGCATGTTTAATGTTATGTTTGAAAGACTTGATGGCGGCGGTCCAATGGATCCAAACGAGTTTGATGTTTTAAGTTTAATGAAGCATGACGCTTCAAGCGTAACTGGTATAGACATATTAAAACAAGATTTTGTTTCAGAAAGCGGAGGATCAGAGCTATCTACAGAAAAGCCCGCTATATGGGAAACAGAACCTAAAGAAGATGTTGGGTTAGATATATATTACGAAGCTACAGGTTATTTACCTCTTAATGTTGATGCTGATAACAATGAGTTGTTATTACCTCTTGGTTCTACTTTTAAAGTTAGAAACGCATCTGGTAACTTTCATTTAGCAGCAGACGGTATAACAGAGGTTGTATATGAGATAACAGCTGTAAACTCTACGGGCAACAAGGACATTACAAACGTAACAGTTAGAAATACTATTGATAACAATATGGGTCTAACTGATGCAATTAATCACAATCAAGTAGTAGCAATTGAAAGATATGACGGATCGTGTATATCTTTATATGTTGTTAAAGAAGCTGGTAACTACGCTGCTGGTGATACAGCTGTAGGTATATTAACTGGTAAAACACCAACAGACCCACAAGGTGGTCCAGTGCCTTGGAGAGCTCCACACTTTAATCCTATAAAACTAGGTTGGAGTAATTGCTTTTCATTTGGTAATGGTATAGAGTCTGATAGAGTTAGAGACGGCTTTAACTTAACACAACTAACTAACGGTGTAAAAGCTTCTACTGTAGCTGCTACTACTTATGCTGAAGAACATAGAAGTAGTGGTTTTATATGGTCTGGTATATTTAATTCTATTAGTGGTGTTAATAGATTAAACCAGTTTATAATGGCAGAGCCAATAACAAAAGATTTAAATCCAAGCCACGGTAGTATACAGAAAATGGTAGCTAGAAACACTAACACTTTAGCTTTTTGTGAAGATAAAATACTAAGCATAGCAACAAATAAAGATATATTATTTAATGCTGATGGTGGTGGTAACGTTTCTGCTAGTAATAAAGTTTTAGGTAGTGCAACGCCAATACCTGGTGAGTATGGAATATCTACAAACCCAGAGTCTGTAGCGGTTACAGCTGACGCTATATACTGGTGTGATCAAATGAGAAGTCAAGTTCTTAAATTACAAGGTGGAAGTAGTATTTCTGTAATATCTGAAGTTGGTATGAAAGATTATTTTAATGATAACTTAAAAAATATATCTTTTGCCACGGGTAGTTATGATGATAAAAAATCAGAATACAATTTAACACTTGCTACTATGAACGGTCGTTATCAATACAGACCTACAACAACAACTATAAGTTGGAATGACAACGCTAAAGGTTGGACTAGTTTTAGAGACTTTGCAGGTTTAGAGTTTGGTGTTAGTTTAAATAACGAGTATTACACATTAAGACAAGGTTCTATGTGGAAACACCATACAAATGCTGTTGCAAATAATTTTTATGGTACTCAGTATTATTCTGATATTACAATGATATTTAACGAGCTGCCTAGCTCTGTAAAAAGTTTTAACTTAATAAATTACGAAGGTACACAAGCTAGAATAACAGAGTTTTCAACTGTAGCACAAGGTGGTGTTAATTATACTGATGGAGAATATTATAACTTAAACGCAAAAGCTGGTTGGTACTTAGAAAATTTAACTACAGACTTGCAAGATGCTGAAAATATAGAATTTAAAAACAAAGAAGGTAAGTGGTTTGCTACGTTAAAAGGTGTTACATCAACAGAAACAAACCTAGATCAAAGAGAGTTTTCTGTTCAAGGTTTAGGAGTTGCTTCTGTAAGTTCTAGTGGTAGTACAGCTAAACAATATAAGTTAACAGTAAAAGTTAATAATACATCGTCTGGTGGCACAAACTGGGATGCGAGTGGCGCTGATTCTGGTTTTAGAGTTTTAGACGGTCCAACCATAGTGCAAACAGAAGGTGTTGGTACAGGAACAGGCTCTGTATATGCTAGCTTAACAAATCAAGTTTTAAATTCTGCTGGAGCAACCGTTTATTCTGGAATAAATTTAGATGCAGCTGATTTTTCAGTTCCTGGTGGTACAGCAACAACAAGCGGTAGTGGCAACTCTACTTCTTATATATACACAGCCGCAGGAGGTTGGAACGCTGATGCAGAAGTTGAAAAAGTTGTATTTACAAACAATGGTATAGCCGGTGATCCTGGAAATGTTGTTAACGCACAAATACATTATGTTGATTTTAATATGCCTAGTGCAAATAAAAATGTGTATGTAGACGTTGATCACAATGCTTCTGTAAGTTCTAACTCTGCTAATAGAAGTTCTGTTGTTAGAGTTAGTTATACAACTCAAGCAAACTCTACAGTTAACAATACAACTATATCTGGTATAACAAAAACAAATGCTAATGGTTATGCTAGTACAACTACAACAGATAAACATACCGGTACTGTTGCAAGTAATCAAGCAACAACTGTAGCTAAGTATACTATAGCTGCTACAGGTGATCGTCATCTAAATCCTTTACCTGGTAGTAACAAAGGTGTTAATGTGTTTTGGAACCCATTAAGCGCAAACGCTGGTTATGAAAACTACTATACGTTTAACCAAGTAGATACAATGCATACTGCTACTGGTCAAACAACAAGAATACAAAGTTCTGTAATAGAAATAAATTATCAACCACCTGTTGGGGTTTCTGGCTTAGACCCAGATCCATCAGACTTTGACGCCTTATTACACGATGTTAGGTTTACTTACGAAGTTCAAGACTTACCAACAGTTACTAATAGAGTAACGACGGTTTCTACGCCAACTACTGCTAGAATAAATAGTAGTCAAGGTATAACAATAAGATCGAACGCAACTGGTAACTTTGGATTAAAAATTGCTAAGCTAAACGCTGCTGGAAATGCTATTGAGTCTACCTACAACTTTACAAACCAAACTTTTGAAGCTATTGGTGAAGGAAGTGGTAACGTATCAACAGAAACTTTTGCCGCTTCAGATGAAAGTAACATTGCGGGTATATTTGAAAAAGAGTTTTCTGTAGTTATACCTAGCAACGGCGCAGGTACTTACAGCATAATATGTTCTGCTGGAACACTACCTATCGGTAGCACAGCACCTGATGCTATTAACGAATTAAACTTTACAGTTTTAGATGAAACAGGTAATCAAACATTTACTCCTGGAACTAAAACAAATCTAGCTTCTTCTGGTAGCACAACTATACACAGTAACATAGAGTTAACAGAAATGGGTAGTAAATCAGGTTTAAAAACATTTACATTTACATACACAAAACAGTCTGGTACAATGACACTTGACAGGCAACCTAACTCAAGAGACTTTGTAGGTTCTTTAACAAAAGCTTATGTTGATAGCGATCAAAGCTCTGGTGTTACAACTTTACCTATAGCAAATACAACAGGTATAAAAGTTGGTATGATAGCAACTAACGCTAGTATACCGGCAGGTACAAAAGTAGCAACTGTAAATGCTAATACAAGTGTTGTTTTAGCTGTTGCAACTAATGCTACGCTACCTCAAGATTCTACAATAGAATTTACTAGTGATTATATTTATGATTTAGAAACTGCTACAGCAACTATAAACGAAGCAGCTACAGTGGTAACAGTAACTGGTACATTTAGAATTAAAAAGTACGGTAGAAAATCAACATCACTAATACCTAATGGTAACCTTGTATTACAACCTAATTTTATAACAATATCATAATATGCCAGTAACATTAACATTTAGCCAACCATTAAACGTATCTTGCCAAGTAGGTGACTTTGCATACTATGTACCTACATCATCTTCTGGTAGTTTTTCTGTAGCAACACAATCTAATATTGTTGGTATTGGAACAATAACTGCTATAAGCGGTAACGCTATAACAATACAAAACCATTTAGCAACCCCACCAAATAGTTCTTATATATTTTTTATGAAAGACAATAAAGCAAATTTAAGTAGTGTTTTGGGTTATTATGCTGAAGTTAAAATGAAAAACACAAGTACAATTACATCAGAACTGTTTGGAGTTGCTGTAGATATATTTGAAAGTAGTAAATAACGTAAAAAAAGTGTGATTATTTAATTATAATTAAATTAAATATGAATAAAGATATAAAATTATCTAGTCAAAAGAAAATCTTAGATTTTCAAGAGGCCTTGATAACTAAAGCTGATGAAGTTAATATTGTTACTCATCAAAATTCTAAACACTTTCCTTTAAAACATACTTTTGCAGATGGGGTATATGTTAGACAAATGTCTATGGCTCAGGGTTCTGTTGTTGTTGGAGCAATACACAAACACTTACATGTTTGGTTTTTATTAACAGGCGGTATATCTGTAGCTACAGAAAATGGTATTGAAGATTATATTTCACCATGTTACGTTGTTGCTAAACCAGGTACTAAAAGAGTTATATATGCTAATGAAGATAGTATATTTGTAAACATACATAAAAATCCTACAAATACAAAAGATATACAACAATTAGAAAAAGATATTGTTGCAAAAGATATAAAAGAATATGAAGAATACATTAATAAAAATAAATAAACTATGAGTTTTTTACTAGTCGGTGCTGCTGCTGTAACAGTAGGTGCTGGTGTAGCTAAAGCTATTGGTGCTAATAAAAGAGAGAAAGCTGCTGCTGCTGAAGCTGCTGCGGCAAAGGCAGAAATGAATAAAAGAAAAGCACAATTTGCAGCTTTAGACACTAGTAATCCTTACATGAACATGGAAAACAAAATGGAAGATCTAACAGTTAACCAACAAGAAGCAGAGTTCATGAGAGAGCAACAGCAACAAAACCAAGCAAACATATTAAGCCAAATGAAACAATCAGCAGGTAGTTCTGGTATAGCTGCGTTAGCACAAACGCTAGCTAATCAAGGTTCTATGGATGCTAAGACCGCTTCTGTATCTATTGGTAAACAAGAACAAGCTAATCAACAACTAGAAAGAGCTGAGGCTAGTAGAATACAAGACGAGCAGATAGGAGGTGAAGTTCAAAAAAGAAAAGATGAAGAAAGTAAAATAGCTACGCTTATGGGTATGGATGCTGCAGACATGCAAGCAGCAAATATGAAAGAGCAGGCTGCTAATCAAGCAAAGTGGGACGGAATAACAAGCGCTGCAGGTGGTGTTACTAATGCATTAACAGGTGGTGTAGGAGGTAAAATGGACTTCCAAAACCCTTTCTGGAAACAACAACAAACATAAAAATATGAATGTAAATTTAGTAAACGCATATAAACAAGGTGTTATGTCAGAAGCCTATAAAGAAATGGGCAAAGGCAGAAGAGGAGTTTCTGATGTTTTAGGTAAAGTTGGTAAAGACCTTAATAAAATTGGTACTGATTTAGCTAACAAAAGAGAAACTGACGCTAAAACAGAAGCTAAAAGAATATCTGATGGTAAAAAAACAGGACAAGATCTTGCTACAAAAGTATTAGATAGAAGTGGTGCATTAAATGAAAATTATTTAAATGCTTATAGACCTCAAGTAGAAGATCTACAAGCTAAATACGATGCAGCTGTTCAAAGTGGTGACAAAGATTTAGAGCAAAAGTTACTAGGGCAGTTAAACGATTTAAGTGCAACAACCGCAACGTGGGTTGATTTTAGAAAAGACGTTGCACAAACCATAGATACAAAAAGTGTTGATGGTAAAGCTATGCCAAATTTAATATCAGGTTTAGATTCAGATACGCAAAACTTATTAAATTCTATATTAGATTCTAATACTGAAGTTGTGTTTGAAGACGGCGTGTCTAAAATAAAAGGTCCTGATGGTAAATTATACAGCAAAGGTGATCTTGAAAAAGTACTAGACAACGCTAAAAGAGATGTTGCAACTCATAACGATTTGCTAGGTATAAATGATTCTTTAATGCAGGAAGCTGCAATAAATGAAAGTTTAAGTACAGACGACAATTCTTACAAGCCTTTTGATAGAGATAAAACAAATAGAAGAGTAATGCAAATTCTAGAAACATCTAATATACAGTCTATACTAAATGACAATGTATTTACAGGTGAAACTACTATGGCTGAAAACATTAAAGATTACATTGGTGGATTATCGTATGAAGCTTTGGGTATAGATACTGTTTCTTCTAAAGGTCAAATTTACGATACAGATGGTGATGGTAAAATATCTATGGAAGAAGCTAAACTTATATCACAAGAAGATAGTGATAAAATATTTGACGCATTAACTAATCCTGAAAATGAAAATTATAATGATGGTATTACTAAAAAAACAGTTGGTAACTACTACACATCTATATTAGAAAAAAACTATGGAGGTACAAGAAAAGATGTAGTTCAAGCAAATGACAAAAATTATGACCTCTTAAACAAAAAATACTTCGGTAGCTAATGAATTTAAATTCTCAAGATCAACAAATATTAAGAGACGCAATAGCGAAAATGAAAGCGGATAGAGTTCCTATACCGCAAGCTCAAGCTATGATTGATGCTTTTATAAAAAGAAAGCAGGCTGCTTACGCGGCACAACCAACTGCACCTACACAAAAAGAAAAGAAAGAAGTAAAAGAAAACAATACTGAAATAGAACAAGCAGAAGCAAGGGAAAAAGAAAGAGTAGCAAAGCTTGGTTATACAAATGATTTTCACCCTGATAATGTAAAAACTTGGGTTAATAAAGACGAAGATCAAATGATAGCTGAGTTAAAGAAACTTTATCCAAGAGTTGATTTTACAGCACAAGCTAGTGGTAGTGGTGGTAATGAACTAGTAATAACAGGTACAGGTGAACCTTCTTTTCCGGGTATAAAAATTAATTTAAACCCTAACGGAGAGGCGGATAGGCAAAAAGCCGTAGATCAGTTTAATGTTTTTAACCAGTGGGCTAAAGGTCAACAAGAGGTTATAAAAAAGAACGGTATTGGTATGAACCTGTTTACAGGTGTAGATACTCAAGGTAACTTTTTTGTTCCAAATGCTATTGAAAGAGATGATTTGGCAAGAGCCAACAAGGGTTATAACGAAATAGGTATTAACGTTTTCCCTTTATATAATCAAAAAAAAGGTAAACAACAACTTTATGGTATAAGTAAAGATGGTGTACCTATAGAAGGTGAGTTTGATCCACAAGAGTTGCAACAGTATTTATCTAATAGAGATAATTATACTGAAGAGCAGAGAATTAAGTTTTCTGAAATGGCCCACGAAGCTGCTGTGCGTCAAAATAAAATAAGAAAAAACATACAGCAAGACCCTCAGTATAGTGTTGACATGTCTTTGTCAAAAGCTAACTATGCAAAATCAAAACAAAAATATAACGACGTTAAGGTACTTATGAAAGGTGCTTCAGAAGAAGATATTAAAGTGCTTAATAACTACTTAAACAAACCTATTGTTTCTGATGACGGTGAGTTTGAGCCAGTTGATAATTGGGAACAACAAAGAGTTGATACTTTGTTTTCTGACGAGGTTAGAAACTCATTAAGCCCTGAAGGTCAAGCTATATTTGATAAAGCAAAAGAAAATTCAGAAGAACAGTTTAATAAATCTATAAGTAAACAAAACTTATTAGACAATGAAAAGGTTTGGAACGCTGAGTATGCTGAAAGATTAAGAGAAGGTGATGACCAGTTAATTGTAAGGTATAATGGTAGAGCAGGCATAGTAGCTGTTGAAGGTGAGGATGGTGAAGTTAAAGTAGAAAATTTATATAAGCAAAAAGAATCTATAAATACTAATTTAGATAACGCTAAAAAAGATTTTAAAACAGAAAGTGATGAAGATTATAGGTACGCTATAGATATATTTAAACAAGCAAAAAAAGATGGTGTAACTGTTGAAGTTAAAAAAGATGAAAAAGGTATGAATATGTATATTGCCAAAGGTAATAACGCAGAAAAATACCAACCAATGTTTAATAAGATTAGAAAAAGAGAAAAAGAAACTTTTGACAAATACAACACCACTATAACTGTTGAAAGTAATAGATATAAAAACTGGTTAAAAACTAATCAAGAACATTCAAAAATACAAGACGTTGCTAATAGAGAAGGTGATATTGGTAATATAATGCTAGATCAATTTAACAGTGCTTGTGCTAGTATAGGTTACTCCGTACCAATATTGTTTGGTAGTGAAAACGCTATAAACATGCATCAAAGTAGACAGGCTGGTGCAGATGCTTACGAGGCTGTTTTAGATTACAATACGTCTTTAGCAACAGGTCAAAAAGGTAGATACAGTTTAATAACTTTATCACAACAAGCTCCAAACGTAATGCTGGCCGTCGCTACCCAGGGTGTTGGTACCGCTTTTGGTGCTGGCGCTACTGTGGCCAGCGCTATAACAGCTAGTGCTTTTGGTTTAAACTCTGGTACATCTAAATATGCAGATCTTACAATACAAGCTGGTGCTGCTGAAGAAGCAAAAAGGCAACTTGAAATGTTAGAGCTCAATAAAGATTACATGGATTATGAAGACTATATAAACACAAAAGCTAATCTTGAAGAGCAAAAAGCTTTAGGTGATATGTCAAGTAACGATATACTTAAAGCGTCGATAGCAGCTGGTGTTATTGAAGGTGGTGTGGCATTTGCCTTAGGTACAATACCTAACGCTAGTAAATTAATGAAAGGTATTATAGGCACGTCACAAGCAGATGATATATTAGCAGCTGTTACTAAAAAGAACTTTGCTTATTATGCTGGTGTAGCTGGTGAAGGTATTAAAAGAACTGGTGGTGAGGTTGTTGAAGAAAGCTTAATACATCTTGGTGATATGGCTTCTGAGTCTATATTTCTTGACAGAGACATGGATTTATCTGAAGGTTGGAGTGATGTAATAGCTGCCTCTGTTTTAACAGGTGGTGCAATGAACGGTCCTAGTTTAGCTTATAGCTCTATAATGCAGCGTATGAATACTTCTGATAATAGAAAAGTATATTTTGAAACTAAAGATCAAATTAATAAATATAAAAATCAGCTCAAAGATACTAATCTAACACAATCAGATATAGACTTAATAACATACGACTTAAACCAAGAAAAAAGCAAACTAGCAACTCTTACAGACGGTATGGAAATGACTGGTATGTTAATGGGTGCTAAAGGCCTTGAGCGTTTAATGAAAAACGGTATGGTAATGGATCAGCTAAACTACGAGGCTGGTGTTACGCCTGGTGATTCACAAGCTGTTATCGATAAAAAAGTTAAAGAATATTCTGATAGTTTAAAAGGTGATAAGAAAAAAAGCTATGATAATAGATTAGCTGATGCTAAAGAAAGAAGACAAAAGCTACTTGAAAGTGTAGATTACAAAGATGGTCATAGAGCTTGGGGTAGCAGAGGTACTCGTATTCATAATAGATTAATGAAGACTGATGCTGATTATAAAAAAATGAATGACCAGCAAAGAGCTACAAAGGTTCATCAAGAGGCAAAAAGACAAATAGAAAATAAATTTATAAAAGACGCTAAAAAAGATAAAGGTATAAAAGCTATGGTTGAAACACAGCTATACGGCGGCGTTGATATAATGAGAGATAAAAGAAGAACTAAACAACAAAGAGAAGCTGAAGACGAAGCTTATCTTCGTTACGGTAGATTGTTTGGTGGTTTTAAAGCTGAAGCTATATCTAGAAATATAGATCAAGAAATAAATGCTAAATCAGTTTTAGGTGATAAAAGATTAGAAGGTTTACAAATAGTTCAAGTTAGTGACAAAGGTTTTGTTGAAGATATACGTCAGATGGAGGAAAATGGTGAGCTTAATCCAGATGAAAGCGCTGATGATATTATAGCTGAAGTAGAGTCTGGAGAAAGTTTTGGTGTTATTGTTGGTGGTAAGTATATTGTTACAGACGCTAAAGCTGCAGCTAAAAATCTTAAGGAAGGTAACTTAACACAAGGTACTGTATTTTCACATGAAGTAAAGCACGCTACAGACGCTAAAGCTTTTGATACTCAGGAGTTAATAGAATACTCTGGTAATTTAGCCGCATGGACAGCTGAGAACGCAGCGCCTATACATGTTGAGGCAATGCAGAGATTACAAGGTAACAAGCATTTATTATATGACAAAAACGGTATGCCATTGCCATGGGAGCAACAACCAAAAATAGCTCATCAAGAATATGGTAACTACGTACAAGATGCTATACAAAGAAAACAGTATAAAAAATATAAAGACAAGTTGTACTCTAACAAGCCTACAATTTTACAAAGAGCTCAAGGTTTATATAACGCTGATTTTAAAACTGACACACCGACAAATGCCGCTGCTTATTTAGCGGATCACATGAAGTCTTTTGACAAAGGTGAGGTAGGTAAGTTAACTAAAAGAAGAATAGATAAAAGAAAAGGTAAAGATTTACAAACTGAAGATGGTAGAACTGTAAAAAGATCTAGTAACTTACAAGGTGTGTTAGAGCAGGGTTACAAAGGTAAAAAAGCAACTAAAGCTGATGTTAAAGCTATGCTTGACAATATGCTTAAAGTTGATTACAATGGCGAACCAATGACTGGTGATGCCAATCAAGTAAGTGCTTTAGAGTACGAAATAGGTGGTATAATGAATGACATAGCTAAAAGGTTGTTTGATCCTATAAGTATTGACAATAGAAAAGGTGTAACAAGAAAAGATTATATAGACAGTTTGTTTTCAGAAGCTGTTACTATGATACAAAATGAATACGATCCTTCTAAACAAAGTTTAGACGCGTTTGTTAGTAATAGATTAAACCTTAGAGCAAACAGCTTAGCTGAAAGATTAGGTATTGATCAAGTGTTTACAACAGATTTAGACAACGCTAATCGAGTTCTTACTGATGACGATACAGATATAAATTTAGATGATGATAGAAATATTGTTGAAGGAACAACAGATTTTACTGATGGCTTAGCGTTAACACCAGAAGGATTAAAAACTGTCTTAGATGAAGTCCAGTTAACTTTAGGAGGTATTTTACCTAGCATTACAGCTGAAAAAGGAAAAAATGCTACAGTCAGTCCTTTAGTTTCTGAATTAAAAAAGAAGTTTTATGCAGAAAAAAATCCTATACAGCAAACTATAGAAGCTGCTATGGGTAAAACACCACAAGAGATTGAAATGTTTTTAAAAAATCCTAAAAACAAAGCTCTTATATTAAAACACATGCCAACCACTTGGTTAGCTAAAAATATGCCTAAAGCCGTACAAAAACTAGTTATACAAGAAGACGGTACTAAGGTATGGACAACAGATCATGTTGGTAGAACTAAAGGTACAAAACCAGGTCAAGTAGACTTTTATAGATCAAGCGAAGAAGGTCCTTACAAAGGTATGACTGATGGTAAACAAAAAATTAGACGTAATCCTAAAGCTATGACAGATATAACTTCTGTTGATATTATTAAAAAGTTTTTTAATGGTACTACAATGACAGAGCTTAGAAGAGGTGGTCTTGACACGTTAACTAGAGCTATGGCTCAAGAAATAGGTTTAGAACAGTTTAGAGCTAACATGGAAAATGATAGTGATATAGCTAACATGTTTAAGTCTAGGCAAGAGCTTTTATATGGTGTACAAGCTGATAACTTAACAGCTCAAGCTATAGAACAAGTTGAAAGAGGTGTTGTGCTAAGAAGTAAAGAAAGTAAAAACTTAGGCATGTCTGCCTTTATGAATGGTGTTGCTCCTAACTTAGAACAAGTAATACAAACTGGTGTTAGGTTTGGTTTTGATAGCAAGGCTTATAGAGATATGTCTGCTATGCTAACTAACTCTAGTGAGCTGCTTGCGCATATAGAAGAACAAGCTATTAACAAGGGTATTACAAAAGAAAACATAGGATTAATACAAAACGCTTTAGACAGCGCTGATGTTCCTAGTAAAATAAAAGACGCGATAAAAGAAGGTGGTTATAGATTAAGAAACAAAGATAAGAAAACAAACGACAACGCTGTAAGATATAATAATGCAATAAAAAACTTTGTTGACAAGTATAATATAGATCAGTCTTTTATAAATAGTCTTGGTGGTGTTGATGTGTTTGGTTATTTTAGTAGAGCTTTAGATTCTGCAATGAACTCAGCTAAATATGATGGCAAAGCTCCTTTTGCAGATGACAGAGCGCAAGTTATGGATATGCTAGTTAACGAGGTTACTGGTTACGTTCAAGCTGACATACTACCTGCTAACAAGAGTAACAGAAAACTAGTTGACATTTATTCTCCTATACTACATAGTGAAGGAGATATGCAAGCTGCTCTTGATCACTTAGACACAGTGCGTGATAAAATATCTGCAGCTAATACATCTAACATAGGTCATTTAAAATATTTAATTGACAAGCTAAACGAAGCTTACAAAGCTGGTGACATATCTGGTATAGATTTGTTTACATTTTTTCAAACGCAAACAAACATAGTAAAAGGTATAAGAGCTTTGAGTGCTATAGAGTATTTTATGCAAGGTAACTTTATAGATACTAACAAGTTTAAAAATATAAAAGACAGTGTTAAAACTGATAGCAAAGCATATAACGCTTGGGTAGATAAATTAAGTAAGTTTGATTTTTATGCTGAGCGCATGAAAGAAAATACAGCTACTTTTAAGAAAAAAGGTTTAAAAGGTAAAGCATTAAAAAGAGCTGCGCACAAAGCTACATACGCTGATCTAACAATTAAAGGCGAGCATCTAGCCGCTAGTGGTAATACTAACAGTGACTTGTTTGCTGCTATAGTTTCTGGTAAATATAACGATCAAGTGTTTGCTGATATAGTAGAAGATCATACTCAGTTCTTTGGTCCTAAGTTTGTTATGGATAAAATACTTGACACTAAGTTAGGTAGAACAAGTAGAGAGGGTCACAGAAGATTAACACTTGCTTTGCCAAAAAATATATTAGATAGAGTTGTTCACGTGTCTGGTAAGCCTGCAGCTGAAGTTGTTTTATTAAAAGAAGCTGGTATAAAAGTTTTAAGATCAAAAGAAAACATACAAAAAGATAATATTATAAGTAAAGCTCTAGAACAAAAGTATTTAGAAGGTGATGCTAAAGGTATAAGTGTATTAGACTTTGATGACACACTTGCTACAAGTAAATCTCTAGTTGAGTTTACAAGACCAGACGGTACAACAGGTACGTTAACACCTGCAGAGTATGCTGCTGAATATGAAAACTTAGCTGATCTTGGTTATAAGTTTGATTTTTCACAGTTTAACAAAGTTATTGATGGTAAAATTGCACCGTTATTTGAAAAAGCTAAAAAGCTAGCAGCTAAGTTTGGTACTAACGATATATTTATATTAACAGCTAGACCACCTGCGGCTCAAAAAGCTATACACAAGTTTTTAAAAGACAATGGCTTAAACATACCTATAGAAAATATAACTGGACTTGGTAATTCTACAGCTGAAGCTAAAGCATTATGGGTTGCTGATAAAGCAGCTGAAGGTTATAATGACTTTTACTTTGCTGATGACGCATTAAAAAATGTACAAGCTGTTAAAAATATATTAGATCAATTTGATGTTAAGTCAAAAGTAAGACAAGCGAGAACAACATTAAGAAGTAAAGCTGATCCTACTAAGTTAAACGAAATGATTTCAAGAAACTTAGGTATTGCAGAGTATAAAGATTATTCTGATGCAAAGGCAAAACTTGTTGGTGGTAAAAAAGGTAAATGGAAATTTTTCATACCGCCTAGTGCAGAAGATTTTAAGGGCTTATTATATCCACTACTAGGTAAAGGAGCTAAAGGTGATGCTGATATGCAGTTTTTTAAAGATGCGTTGTTTGATCCATACTCAAGAGGTATGCAGCAAATAAGTAATATGGCTCAAGGCTTATCTGTTGATCTTAAAAACTTAAACAAGGCTTTTCCTAAAGTTAAGAAAAAACTAAAAAAGAAAATACCTGGAACAGAGTTTACTTACGATCAAGGATTAAGAGTTTATATGTGGGATAAAGCTGGTGTTGAAATACCTGGTATATCTGAAGCTGATAAAAAAGCTATATTAAAAGAAATAAACAAAGAACCTGAGTTACAACAGTATGCTGATAGTATTACTAAAATAACTAAATCACCTAGTTACATAGAACCTACAAACGCTTGGTTAACTAGCTCAATACCTCAAGATCTTCATGGTATAACTATGGGTGAAAATAGAACTGGTATGCTTACTGAGTTTATTGAAAATAGAAAAAAATTATTTGGTGATTGGCAAGGTGGTAGATTAAACGGGCCTTTGATGAATAAGTTAGAAGCTGCGCTTGGTACTAATTGGAGAGACGCTATGGAAGATATATTATGGCGTATGGAAAATGGCAGTAATAGAAACTTTGGTACTAACAAGTTAACTAATCAGTTTACAAACTGGGTTAACAACTCTGTTGGTGCTATCATGTTTTTTAACGGTAGATCAGCTGTATTACAGACATTGTCAACAGTAAACTTTATAAACTGGTCAGACAATAATCCTATAAAAGCTGCAGCTGCATTTGCAAATCAAAAACAATTTTGGAAAGACTTTACGTTTTTATTTAACTCTGATATGCTTAAACAAAGACGTGCTGGTAATAGAAGATCTGTTAGTGAAAGTGAAATAGCACAAGCATATAAAAACGGTGGTGTATCTGGTTTGTTACAAAAGTTATTAGAGTTTGGTTTCTTACCTACACAAATAGCTGATAGCTTTGCTATTGCTTCTGGTGGTGCCACGTTCTATAGAAATAGAGTTAAGTCGTTAATAAAAAGCGGTATGTCACAAGCAGACGCAGAAGCACAAGCATTTACAGACTTTCAAAAGATAACTGAAGAAACTCAACAGTCTTCTAGACCTGATATGATTTCATCACAACAAGCTTCACCACTTGGTAGGTTAATACTTGCTTTTCAAAATACACCAATGCAGTATGCTAGATTAACTAAAAAAGCTTTTCTTGATTTAAAAAATGGTAGAGGTGATGCTAAAACAAACATATCAAAAATATTATATTACGGCGCTGCACAGAACTTAATATTTGGTGCGCTACAACAAGCTCTGTTTAGATTTATGTTTGATGATGATGAAGAAAAAACTGAAGGTGAAAAACAAAAAGAAAAAGAAAGAGCTACATTTAGATTAGTAAATGGCTCAATAGATTCTATACTACGTGGTATCGGGGTTGCTGGCGCAATAGCTTCTACTCTTAAAAATATGATTATTAAGTTTGCTGAAGAAGATAAAAAAGGTTTTCGTATGGACACAGCTGCTATAATAATGGAAATGCTACAGTTGTCACCACCTGTTGGTAGTAAAGTTAGAAAAGTAAATACTGGTCTTAGAACATACAAGTTTAAACGTAGAGAAATTGATCACATGGACACTTTTGATATAGATAATCCTATATGGTCACCTGTTACTCAAACAATATCTGCTTTAACAAATATACCTACAGATAGATTATATAAGAAAATTATGAACTTACGCGAGGTTGGTAATAGTAATAACGATAACTGGCAGCGTATAGCTTTATTACTTGGTTGGAACACTTGGGATGTTGGTGTAAGAAACCAAGAAGTTATAAATGCTAGAGGTGAAATTGAAGAAATTAGAAGACAAGAAAAAGAACAGGAAAAAGAAGAAAGAAGAAAAGAAAAAGAAAGACTTAGAAAAGAAAAAGAAGCTAGAGAAGTTCAGTGCTCTGCTAAGACAAGAAAAGGTAAAGGACCAAGATGTAAAAATAGAACTGAAAATAAATCTGGTAAGTGCTACGCTCACCAGTAAAATTTAAAATTTACAAGTGATTAAAAATATATGAAGAAAATACTAATATTACTATTAATAATAATAACATCTTGTGCTGCACCAAAATCTTGTTGTAGTCAAGATATAGACTTAAAATCATTGTTAAAGTTTTCTACGTTTTACGCAGCTGTAAATGGTGGTACATCATTATCTGATGTTGAAGTATTTTCTGTAGACAATGGTTTATCTACAAGCACAATATCTACTCCTTACGATTATAACTTTACAGTTGGCTTACGTAAAATAGCTAGGTTTGGTTATGAAAGTAAAGGCAAGTCTTTTTACGATGGTACAGAAACTAACTACAGCGATGCTGCTACAGTTGGTAAAGTTAGAGGTTTAGAATATTTATTTGAAGTAGATTACAAAAGACAAGAAGGTGTAGATTACATGGATCAACATCATTTTATGCGTTGGAGTTCTGATGATGGTTGTGAAAGCGAGGTTTGTATAAACTTTTTTGCATTAAAGCTAGAATACTTAGAAGATGGTTTTGCTGACGTAAAATACTTTGAGGCATCAGAAAGATATAGATATAGAAAACATAAAAACTTATCTTGGAATATTGGCTTAGCACATAGGCTAGCTGAACCTTACGGTTACAACCCGCTTGATGAGTGGATGTTAAATAACGGTAGCTTACATTATACTTATTTAGCTTTACAAGAAGGTTACAATGTAGATGTTGCTAATTCAATATATACAAATCCTGCTGGTGAAGTTGTAGCTACAAGCGCTGAGGTTTGGGAAACTGTAGTTATACCTGAAGTATTATCTGATTATACAGAGAGAAAAAGAAACGAGCTAGATAGAATAATGCAACATTCAATTGTAATTGGTTTTGACTACTATAGATATAGTAAATCAAACTGGCTGCATGCTTGGGGTAATGTTATGCCTTATCACTATGATAGTGGTAACGAGTTTTCATATCATAACTTTAATGATGGTGAGCAGTGGTACGATTATTCTGCAGGTTTAATTTATGGTATAAAACAAAATAAAAACTTAGGTTACTTTTTTGAAGGTAAATATAATAAGTACTGGAATAGAGAGTGGTACGACTTTAAATTTGGAATAAACTACACAATATTTTAACAATGGCAAAAGAATTAAACGAAAACACTGGCTTTACAATAAGCATAAAAACATTAATAGCAATAGGTGTTGCGCTGTCAACGTTAATAGGTATGTGGTTTACATTAAAAGCTGATATTGCAGAAGCAAAAGAACTACCTGTTGTTACTCCTGAAGTTACGCGTATGGAATTTGATATGAAAGATCAAATGATTCGTAACACTATTATGGACACACAAAAAGACGTTGAAGAAATAAAGAAAACTTTAGAAAAAATAGAGGACAAACTATATAACAGATGAAATACATTATAATACTAATGCTGCTATGTAATAGTGCTTTTAGTCAAATACAAATAGCTCAGTTTAACGCTGAGTGGAACAAAGCTAATCACGTGCCGTGGGTTATGGACTTGAAAGACTGTAAAACAATATCATACGTAGATATAGGTACACAGGCTGAAATGGCTAAAAAACATAAAATAGCAGTTATACCTACTATTATAATATTTAAAGACGGAGAAGAAGTAGCTAGGTTTCAAGCTGATCTTAGTTTTAAGATGGTAGCTACAAGAAAAGAAATACAAGAAGAAATAGATAATCAATTAATGAGTGATTTTTAATATGAGTAAAAAAAATTTTAAGCCACATAAAATGTACAAGGACGGTAAAAGCGTAATGGCTAAAACCTACGAAGAACATATATCTTACGGTAAAAAAGGTTATGACCATTCACCGTTAGCTAAAAAGTGTAACTGCTGGGACGGTTATAAAAGAGTACCTGGTACAAAGCCTTGTGCACCTGGTAGCTGTAAAAAAGCCTCAAGCGTTAAAATAACGGAAGAGGCTTACGAAAGAAGAAATAAAAAAATGAGGTCTAAACACAAGTCTGAAACAGGTAAAACTCTTGGCGACAGAAAAACTAGTGGTACAAACCCACGTAGAGTTAGTTTTGCTTGTAGATTTGCGGGTATGAAAGGTAGTATGAAAAATGCTAAAGGAGAACCAACACCTTACGCTATGGCTTTAAAAAAATGGGGCTTTGGTAGTAGAGAGGCTGCTGCGTCTTTTTGTAGAAAAAACAAAGGTAAATCTTAAAAAAAAATAATATGAACAATTTTAAAATGAAAGGTAGTTCTTTTTACGGAGCTAACTGCATGTGTAATGCTGATAGAGAAAAAACAAACTCTCCTTTAGATGCACACTGTACATCACCTGCAAAGAAAATAGGTTTGTGGGATAGAATACATGCTAAAAGAAAAAGAGGAGAAGCACCAGCTAAGCCTGGAGATAAAGATTATCCAACAGAAAAAGCTATTAGAGACTCTCAGTAGTGAAAAAACTTCTGATACTTCTTTTTTTTGTTTCTTGCAGTAAAGAAGTTGACGATCTTGGCTTTAGAACTTATGTTATACCTAAAGGTGAGCATAGCTCTGGTACATTTATAAATCACCCAGATAACTCAAGGATTATATTTGACTTTATTCTTGACGAATCAGCAATATATTATACTGAAGTGCCTGAAAACCAGCACGACGTTAACAAAATTTATGGCATGAGC